AACTATGGCTATGTAAGCAAGATAGCCACCGACCCCAACCGAGGGCAACGGGGCAAAGGAAAACTCATAAAGGAATACATGGAGAAAGAAATTGAAAAACAATTAAAAAAATAATAACTGGCACCGGAAAAGTCGTCTCAAAAAAATTAAGTATTAACCTAAAACATCTTTTAAAATGTCAAAAACAACAATTGTAATTGAATTTGATCATATTCCGGGAGATAATAAAACATCTTACGATATGATAAAAAGAACGGTTCACGTAGGTGGTACGCTGGAATATACTGATACCATAACAACCAGAATGTCGCTGGTTGACAAAACGCCAATTACCGCATTGAATAACTGGCTGTTGGGAAAAAAAACAACTGAGGATAATAATCCTGAACACGGCGATGTTACCGAAATACAGCTTATGGGCGAAGCCCACACCAAGCAAAAGGCCATTGAAAAAATTACTGAAATAATCAACAGCATGACTGAAAACACCGTGATTAACGATCTGATTATTCGGGGTGAGATTTGTCTGAAAAAACACGAGAGTGGCGATTAGCAATTAATTTTTTCATCTCATCGCACCCACATGTTCTTTTTTCAACCCATTTGTTTTTATTAATTAAATCAAACGACCACATGGCACTACAAACAGGACACTTAACAGAGTACACTTCTGATAATTTTTGGAATAAATCATTCATATTACTTATTATTTAAAGGTTAGCGCCACAAATATAAGTAAACATCCCGGATGGTCGCAGAGGCTGTTCGACTCAGCCTCCGGGAACTAAAAAGCAAAACACCAAAAACCCATAACTATGACAAGCCGAACCATTACTAACAAGTACTACCAGAACATAATCTTAAAATTATGTGTTCAGGTACCACTCTTAAATCCATGTCCTTGTATTTCGCATAGGAATCAAGCAAGGAAAGTAGTGCGCTCATTTTTTCAATCCCTGAGCAATGGACACTTGCATAAAGATTATGACAAAACATATTTTGACCAGGATCTACATCCTCTCCGGTTCGACCTTGATAAATTATTCCGGGATACAACTGCATGTACCGGGTATGCTGCTGCATATGCACACGAACTTTTAACAGGCGTAAAAATTTATTCAATTCGGTAAACAAATAGGTATCCTTATTACTATGATAATAGAAAATAAGACCAACGGTATCAATTGTTTTCATGCTTACAAAAATAATTAGCAAAGATACACCACTTGGAATACTACAACAACATATTATGCCTTACAACTGACGAATGGAAAGCAGCAGGTCTGTCGTATGATCTTTTTAAGAGTGATAAAAAGAGAGGTTACATCAAGGTAGTGCGTACCGGGGGCAATGGCCGCAAGGCGTTGATAGAGTTCGACAGTATTGCCAAGACCGACCGCAAAAGCGCCATCGTGGCCCGTTATGGCGATCCACGGCAGAAGGCTGCACAGGGCACCCTGCGCGACAGGATAACACCGGATGCCAAAGCCCTGGAATATTACAGCAACTTCCAACTGACCGACGGCAGGTCGCTGCCCGAAAAGAATATAAGGGAATACTGTAACAATGCCGCCGTGCTGAATGCCATACACGATATTTATACCGAATCGAAAACCGCCCGTCGTGCGCTGGGTTCGGGCGACAGCAAGAAATTTTGGATACATGCCGCCAATACCACCACCGGCCTGCGCGAAGAGCTTGGCCACAGCCTGCCCGTTAACCACAGGCACCTGCAGCGGGTGTATCAGCGATATGTGGCCGAGGGTTATTACGGCCTGATAAGCGGAAAGTTTTGCAACGACAACAGCCGTAAGGTGTCGCACGACATCGAGCAGCTTATCATGTCGATATATTCGATGAAAAACAAGCCCTTTGCCTCGAAGGTACAGGATATATACAACGATTTTGTGAACGGACGTACCGACGTGGCCGACCGCCGTACCGGCGAACTGTACGACCGCAGAATGTTCATTAAAGACGGCGTTCCCATTGAATTGTCGGATACCACGATCTGGAATTATCTCAACAATCCTAAGAACCGTGCCATAGTTGACAAGGCCCGTTCCGGGCAGTTCCAGTACAATAATATGCACCGTCCGCATCATCACCGTCATTCGTCATTTTTCAGCTTCAGCAAAATTTCAATGGACGACAGGGATCTGCCGCGCAAGCTTACCGATGGCAAACGCGTAAAGGCTTATTATGCTTACGATGTTACCAGCGGCTGTATTATAGGCTATGCCCATTCCTATACTAAAGACGAAAAGCTGTTTATTGATTGCCTTCGCAACATGTTCCGTATGATAGAGCGCAACGGTTTCGGCATGCCGCAGGAAATAGAAGTGGAACATCACCTGGTAAACAAGTTTTTTGACGATCTGTCGTTGATGTTCAGCTTTATGCGGATATGCAACCCGGGCAACTCCCAGGAAAAACGTGCCGAGCATTTTAACCGGGCTAAAAAGTACGGCGTTGAAAAGAATATGTTTAACGGCATAGGCCGCTGGTGGGCAAAAAGTGAAGCCTATCGCATAGATGTTGACAAGGTAAACGACGAATTCAAAGAAAAAGGGTACTCATTTGAAAAGCTGGTTGCAGACGATATTGAGAGCATCAGGGCTTATAACAACCAACTGCACCCGCGCCAGAAAATGTTCCCTGGCAAAACCCGCTGGCAGGTACTCAAAGAAAAAATTAATCCCAACCTGGCACAGCCAAGCAAGGCGCTTATCTACAAAGTAATAGGCGAAAAAACAGAGACTTCGATTGTACGCAACCAGTACTGCCGCGTGCAATACGAAAAATACCAGCTCCCCAACCCGGAGATCATCAACAGGCTGCAACCAAACAGCTACGGAGTGGATGCTTATTACCTGCCCGACGACGACGGCGTGATCAATGAAGTGTACCTGTACCAGGCCGGTAATTATATCTGCAGGTGCGAAAAGATTGTTGCATACAACGAGTCGCAGGCAGAACAAACGCAAGCGGATGTGGACAACTACAAAGCCCAGGCAAAATACGTTGCCGCCTTCGATATTATGACCAAACACGGCAAAAAAGAACTGGCAAAACCGGTGCTTATCGATGTGGAACAGATGAATGAAATTGAAAGAACTGCCGCAGAAACTGTTGAAGTGGTGGAACACTCTTTTAACAAGCAGGACGATATAGACGAACTGCTCAGCGATTACAACCCCGACGAATACAAAAATAAAGCCTATAAATCAATATAATACAAACCAAAACACCAAAAAAATGATTACAACAGAATTAAAAAACAAAGTATTAGCCAAGCTGAAACAAAGCCGGGAGAATTTCACCGGGTCGGACGCCAAGTATGCCGTATCGCTCGGATTGAATAATGGGGTGTACAGCCGTATCAAGAACGGTGAGACCGACAAAGTATTGAGTGAGGCCATGTGGATATACCTGGCACGAAAGTTCAATGTAAGCCTTAAAAACGAGGCAGAATGGAAAACAGCGAACACCCCCGTTTTTCAATACATCAGCGAGCAGCTTAGCAGGTGCCAGGAAGACAGCATAAGCACCATGTTATGCGATGCAGCCGATATCGGGAAAACTTACACGGCAAAGATCTATGTAAAAACACACAAAAATGCAGTTTACGTGGACTGCAGTCAGACAAAATCAAAGCAAAAGCTTATACGGTTTATTGCAAAGGAATTCGGGGTTGGGCATACTGGAAAGTATAACGATGTGTATGAGGATTTGGTGTTTTATCTTCGTTCCATCGCCAACCCCGTTGTTATTTTAGATGAAGCTGGCGACCTGGATTACGCTGCATTCCTCGAACTAAAAGCACTTTGGAATGCTACAGAACGCGCCTGTGGATGGATGATGATGGGAGCTGAAGGGCTGAAAGAGAAAGTACGCAGGGCCATCGGTTGTAAAAAAGTAGGTTATACTGAGATCTTCAGCCGTTACGGTAACAGGTACCAGAGAATAACCCCGGAGGGCCGTGAGGAACATGATAAGTTTACCAAGCTGCAGGCCGCACTGATTATCCAGGCAAATACCCCTGCCGGGACAAAACTTCAGGAACTTATCCACAAGACAGACGGATCATTACGCAGGATCTATATCGAAATTTCAAAACGTACAGCATAATGGCACGGGCAATATCAGTTAACCAATTATTCAGCAAAAAACGGAAGTTGTTGCCGTTTACCGGTGAGTGGCTGGAGTGCTTCGGCACTCCGGAACTGTCCGGGTCGTGGTTCATCTGGGGTAACTCCGGCAATGGCAAAACGTCGTTTGTGCTGCAACTGTGCAAGTACCTTACAAACTTCAGCCGCGTGGCATATAACAGCATGGAAGAGGGCGACAGCGAATCAATGCGCCTGGCATTCATACGCACGGGCATGGACGAGTGCAAGCGCCGGATCGTGCTCCTGGACAATGAACCTGTTGCCGATCTGAAAGAACGTCTCCGTAAGCATAAGGCACAGAAAGTGGTTGTGATAGACAGCATACAGTACTCAGGGATGACCTATGCTGAGTATAAGGAGCTGCGAAACGAATTCCGCGACACACTGTTTATCATCATCAGCCACGCCGAGGGCCGTAACCCTGCCGACAGGCGTGCAGCATCCATACGCTACGATGCCTCAGTAAAGGTGTATGTGGAAGGGTACAAGGCATATATCACCAGCAGGTTCCGCACCGGCGATGTTAAAGAATATGCCGTATGGAGAGACCAGGCCGATAAATTTCATTCAGCAGACCAAATATAAACCAATTAAAACACTTACAGCTATGGAAATACAAGTAAAAATTGAAAACGTAAACATCCATGTCAGCGGCATGGATGAACCGGGAGCACTGGTGACGACAGATCAGTTTAAAACTGAGCTTGAATCACTGTATAAGTCTATTTCTGCTTTGATACTCAACTCCGAAGCCCGGTCAAGGAAGTTCATTGAAGACAGCGCCTCTGTCATTACCATCAGTGGCCCGGTGGAAAAACATCCGGAGCAAAAAGCCTGGGAGCCACAGCCACAGGCGATAACAGGCGCCAAGATTTGCACGGAATGTGGCAAAGAGTACAAACCAACAGGCAATGCACAGCAGCGCTGTCCCGATTGTATAAAAAAGATTACACACCCGCGTACAGACAAAGAGGTGCGTATCGCCAAAAAGACATGCCTGGAATGTGGCCAGTCCTATACACCCAGGGGAAACTCGCAACGGTATTGCTGTGATGAATGTAAGACCAAGGCACAAAAGAAACTTGCCTCGAAGTACAACAAAACCTACAACGCTAAAAAGAAACTTACACCGCAACAGGAAAAAGAATTAGAAGAAACTCTGGCTGAGGTTGAAAGAAATGCATCAAAAACTTATGAATTTTCAAATAAGTAACCATAAAATACTTACAGCTATGGAAACAAACGACAGGATCAGTTACGTGTACAACCCGAAATATAACAGGTTGACCGTATTGTACGACGGCAAGCCCGTTGGAGGATTTGCCGGAATTTCGGCAGAACGCAAATTCATGGATTTAATAGCTTCTGACAAATTAATAAGCATAGGAGTAAACGATATGGTAAAAAAGAATAAAGTACGTCAGTTACGCGCCCTCTGGATAAAACAGGGCATTGACAAGTACCGCGAATACATTATCGAGCCTTTTGGTGTGAGTTCTACCGCCGACCTCACCGAGGAACAGCTCGACAAACTAATTGCCCACTTTACCCATACCAGCAAAAGCAGCAACGCCTCTCCGGAGGTTCGTGCCGCCAGGAGTGTTGTGCTAAAACTGCTCATGGAACTTGGCATATACGATAATACAGGCGACTGGACACGGGTTAATGCTTACCTCATGGACAAACGTATAGCTGGAAAGCTGCTATACCAGATGACCATCGAAGAGATGAAGGCGCTAACCCTGAAGCTGCGCAACATATTGCTTAAAAACAACAAGATAAACCAGGAAATAAACAGATTATCATTAAACAATTAAAACTATGATACAAACAAAAAAACAACCCATGTGGGTGGACGAGTCGGGCAACAAAATACCGTTCAAACGGCTTACCGCCATCGAAAAAAACCAGGAAAAACAAGCCGCCAGGATAGTAAAAGAAGCCGAACGTTTAAACGGGCTTATAATGGCGTTTAAATCAGATATAAAAGCCATATGCGAAAAGGTTTATACTGATTTCATGGAATCAAAATCGGTAAACAAACAGGCCAAAGGCAACTTTACCTGGTTCAATTTCGACAGATCCATCAAGATAGAGGTCTCCATCAACGACAGGATCGAGTTCGACGACCTCACCATGAAAGCCTGCAAAGAAAAGTTTGATGAGTTTCTGGGCCTTAACCTCGACGAAAAGCAGGCTTTTGTGAAGGAACTTATCAACGAGGCTTTTTCGACCAGCCGAGGAAAGCTCGACGCCAAAAAAGTAATGAGCCTGATGAAGTATAGAACCAAGATAAAAGACACACTTTTTCAGGATGCGCTCGATCTTCTGGAACAAAGCATAAGAAGACCCGACTCAAGGACATACTTCAGGGTCTGGAAAAAAGCTGACGACGGACAGTATAAGAACATCGACCTAAATTTCTCAAGCATATGAAGCACTATCAATTGACAAGTGCAGCTTTCGCTGGAGCTGTGGATCTGTTCTTTGATGATGCAGGGATGCTTCAAAAATTCGACATGACCGGAGCCACCCTGAGCCAACAACAACAGGAATGGATTTTAAGGGAAATGCAACCGTATCTGAATGACCTTAAAATTCAGTTAGCTGGATCTGATACTGCTAAAATAACCGAAGTAACCACAGAGGTGACTTTTGAGATGTTCTGGGACAGGTATGACGATAAGATCAACTCATCCAGAAAACGCACCCTGCAAAAATGGAACAGGATGACCAGGACGGATCAGCTCCGTGCCTACAATAATATAAACAGGTATCTGAACAATCTGCCTTCAGGCACTCGTAAGAAATTTGCAGAAACATACTTAAATTCAGAACTATGGAACAATTAGCCACTACAGTAAGCCCCTATATATTACCCGGATTGACAAAAACTGAAAAATCAGCAGATTATATCATCGCCAGGGTATGTGAAAAATTTGGAATAACACGCGAACAGTAAACTGCCACAACACGAAAACGTGAAATTGCTGAACCAAGGCAGGTAGCTATGTACATGCTGCGCAGCCTCGGGCTTAGTTATGCCCAGGTGGGCAGCATCTTCAACAAGGATCACGCTACGGTGGTGTATGCCACTAAACAGGTTCGCAACCTTTTAAGTTACGACAATGAGTTTAAATCAAAAGTAGGGGGGTTGCTGTGTTAAGAGTATATATTGCCGGTAAAGTAACAGGAGAGGATCCCGTCGAGTGTAATAAGAAGTTTAGTAAAGCAGAATTGCTTTTAACTTCAATGAAAATGCAAGCCGTTAACCCCCGGTTATTTGTTCCTTCTGATGCCGACTGGAAGCAAGCTATGAAGCTTTGCATTAAATCGCTAATCACATGCGACTTTATTTATCTGTTGCCCGACTGGAAAGAAAGCGAAGGCGCTAAACTGGAAGTAACAATCGCTGAAAAGCTCGGTATCGAAATAATAAACATTATATCATAATGTATCCAGGATTGAAATTAAAGTTCTCAAACAGCGAGTTAAGCTCGTTTTACGTGATTATATCAGAGGCGACAAGGAAATATAATTCCGCCGCCATGTGCAACTATGCCATGAGTGATATAATGCACGACATGATGCTGAATATCGCCCATCGGATGGTTAGAAAAGCCGACACATACAGCATGACATTCAGGCCAGCACAGGTCTATTTTCTGAAGATACTGCTTGATAGTTTTGGTTTTGGATGCGGATATTTTGAGCGGTTAGTCCTGCAGAAGATATATGCACAAATAGACAAGTTCATCATTGATTTACCACAAACAGCATCATTACAGCATGGGATACCGCAACCATAACACAATGATTCGGATTAGGCTTGTTAACGAGATCGTGCAACGGCACTATGTTCCGGGTGTTACCACCTACAAGGGTATATTTTTGAAATACGTAAGGCCGGTCTATCCCATGTGTTATTCTACATTTTTATCATATATAAACACGCCAGTGCCACGAGAAAAATGAAAAAAGCCAGCAAAAATGAACCGGATTTATTCACTAATTGCACAACTGATCAGAAACCCCCTGAAAAAGCAGCATCAGGCAAGGCTGATCAGCTTATAGAGCAGCGTAACGAGATGATTAAAAAAATGTCGAAACAATTAAAAAACCATGACAACCAACAGTAACACAACCGCAGGAATGCCGATTGACATGTTCTCGGCAGAATACCTTCGCGATCAAGGTATAATGTATGCCATAGATCATGCCGATTATCATAGCGAAAACTGGAGTGGCAGAGCTTTTGAGTTTCTGAAACAGTTTATCCGGGAGAACAAAGAATTTATGACTGAGGATGTAAGAATGGCATCCAAAAACATTATTGCAGAGCCACCCAACAACCGTGCATGGGGCGGTGTAATTGTAAGGGCTGCCCGGCAGGGACTTATCAGGCGCAAAGGCTTTAGAAATGTAACCAATGCCAATGCACATTGTACCCCTGCTACGTTATGGGAGGTGGTAAAATGATTGCTAACG